ATGATTAGTTGAAATTTGAACTTCGGTTATACTGGTTCTAATTCCAGCAAGACCGATTACTGTAAGAATTGATAGAATCATTAAGGCCATTACAATAACATAACCATCTTCATTTTTTGTTGATTTAAACATAGTACCTCCTTATATATTAAAAGGTTTTAAAAACGTTCAGCTAATAAATTAATAACTTAAATTCTAAATCTATTGGTTTAAATTTGTAAACAATCTTTTCCATTTTTTTCGGTTGCTCAATAGTGACAGCTCGATCAATTCTAACTGGCTTAATTGATTTAGCTGCTTGTCCTGAAAATACCATCAAAGACATCCCACCACCTACGAATATAATCATAAAGATGTAACAACGTAACGTCGACTTCAATGACTTCATTTTTTTGATGTTCATTTTATTTTCCTTTCATATTATAGGTTAAAAGGGTTTAGTTGTATTTCAATTATTAATATATATAGTAATCGCTTTCATATCTAACCAAAAAAGAAAAGGAAAAAACAGAGTGGGGGGATCATCACTACCAAGATAGGGTCCGGTGATGACCTCACCGCGAATCCCCCACTGGCATGTGCCCCCACTCTGTATGGCGATTGATCTGATTAGCGATCAACCGACCAATTCGCTGGTTCATTCATTGCTGATAATCTGCGATTAATCTTAACTGTTGTTTCCTTGAACTCTATTATTCCTCCTGTTGAATCCAAAGACCTCCACTTATAGTTTTGAATTTGATAATCACATGAGTCAAAGACTCTTTGATCATCCCCCCAGCCTATACTGTCAAGTTTTAGTTGAGTCCAGCATTTCATCTCACGACCATTGAGGTCAATTACGGCCATATCAATTCCAACTTTTTCGGAACTATCACTTAGTGAGATAATTTTTGGAATTCCAATTCCTAACATGATCCCCAAGATAAAGAGAACTGCGATTAATTCAATTAGGGTGAACCCCTTGTTGGATAGAGCTTTCATATAGTGCCCTCCTTTTAAGTTTCCATTCAGTTAAATCTTTATCACATAAATTACAATGATATCCCATCGTTGGAGTATTACTCCGGCGACAGGTCCGTGAATCTATATCAGAACCACAAGACCAACAAACACTTTCATAACAGCAGTCTACATCCTCTTGTGGTAGATCACAGTACATACATGCCCAAATTTCATGATTATGTTGAATCTCTATATTGACCATTTTAGCCAAGCACTTTGGGCAAATTTTGTTTGTTAGTAAATGAATGAGTGTGCTTGTACTGTTCCAAGTTTGACCTGACATTAATTCTCCTTTTCAAAAGATAAGAGTTTGTTTCTATTAGTTATTAATATATATAGATTATAAATCCAAAATTTAGAACAAATATAAAAGGGCGCATTACATGATAAATCTAACAGACTTTAAGCAAATTTGAGGTCTCAGTCTGTGACCTGTAAAAGGAGAAATGTCATGACTTATAAAGATCAATTCGTAGTTGAAGTAAAAGCAGATGGCCAAATTCTGCGTGTTAGAGATGGAGCTGTCTACCTACCTTTCGGATGTGAATATTCCATCCTTCTCAAAAATCTAAACTCCAGAAAAGCATCAGTTAAAGTATCAATTGATGGTGAGGATGTTTTAGATGGTAATTCTTTAATTCTAGATCCATTATTAACCCATGAACTTCAAGGTTTCCTTAGAGGAATAACTGCAAAGAATCGCTTTCGTTTCATTCAAAAAACAGAAGAAATTCAAAAGCATAGGGGAGATAAAGTTGATGATGGTTTAGTGAGAGTTGAGTTTGCATTTGAGAAACCAAGACCTGAACCTATTATTAAGAAAATTATTAATGAGATTCATGAGCATCACCATCATCATCACACATATTGGGCAAACCCATATACTTGGTATGATGGTAGTGGTTGGAAATATATGTCAAATGATAACGATACTGTAAAGTATGGTTCATCCGGAAATCCTGTGCATACTTATAATATTAGTTCAGGTGGAGATATTGCAAGAGGGGTTATGGATTCTGTTGGAGTTCAAGCTTCATTTAATGCTAACAATACTCCTGCTGTAGATGAAGGTATTACTGTAAAAGGTAATGAAATATATGAGCAATATATGTATGGAATGATTGGAGAACTTGAGGAATCGTCAGTTATCGTTATATCCTTAAAAGGTATGCAACAAGGTCCTGGTGTTGTGGTACAGGATCCAATCACTGTCAAGACCAAATTAGAATGTCCCTCATGTGGTTTAAAATCTAAATCATCATTTAAATTTTGTCCTAACTGTGGAACATTTTTAGAATAACTTTAGAACAAAAAAATGTAGGCGCCTTATTAAGTATTGGTCACGGTTCAGGAATGGACTCATGAGAATAGCTCCATTCCTGCCGTGACCTTTAAACTTAGAGAGTCATAGTATCAGACTCAAGCAAGTCATCAATTTTATTAAATACCCGTCCATCCCTACCCCTCAACTTCATACGACTATCAGTTTGTCCTTCCATCCTTGTCAACCTCCAGAAGATATTCGTTGGATCATAATCATTAGACATCCGTATCCCAAGAATGCAACGTTGTTTTTCATCACAAATCCTGAAACATTTAATATGTGTTAACTTCTCTGCTTCAGCTACTGCGTCGATGAAGTTTTCATGCCCACTCAAAAAGGTTTCTTTTTGTTTACTAACTACTTGAAGTAGAATATACATAATTTCTCCTTTCTAGAATCCTAACCCTACAGTTTGAGTTTCAGTTTTATAATAGGAACCAGACGATGTAATAATAATAATATTTGCTTCATACTTTTCTGCTTCCTTTTTTAATATATCCGATAGTTTATCTTTTGAATAATTTCCATCATTTCGATCTTCAATCTCTATCCTAGTTACTCCAAGTAAGGATAGTTGATCAGTAACAGATTTTTTGACTGCTCCTTCATATACTTTAAATTCTTTGCCATTCTGATCGTGTAACAGATAGGCATCGACCCAATGGGTAGTAATAATAACATATTTTTTGTAGTTATTTTCTGAAACTTTCTTCCAACCATCTTTCTCATTAATCACATTGTTGAAGTGTTCGACCAACCCAGATTCTGTTACTGCAAAATAAGCAACTAGAATGAACAAAGCGACGAATGATAACTTAAAGAGTACTTTCATATTTTCCTCCTATATTTTAATAGTTAAAATTAACAAATGGTTTGAATCAATTATTTATATATATAGTAGTACTATCTATACCGACACAGTCAAATTTTAAGAACAAATTATAAATAGATTATCGACTACCTATTATTATAGAAGGATAAAAAAAGAATGGATAAAAAAGAAATAAAAACGATAGAGGTAGTAGCAAAGGATTTTTATGGAGAGCATTGTCTTGTAGATTCTGCGTTAACAAGACAATCTCAAAAAAGAAAACCAGAAGGTTTAGTAGAAGTATATGATATTAAAGATGACGGAACAAAACAATTAATTAGAAAAAATAATTTAGTTATTTATCAAGGAAGAGAAACTCTTGCACAAATGTTAGTTCGAATTAATACAGTTGACGATGCTGGAGATCCACAGATTTTAGCTGGAAATAAAGATATGTGGTTGAATTGGTTTGGTCTTGGGCAAGGTGCTGCAGATACCGAGTGTAATCCAGGAAGCGGTGATGTATTTGCGCCTGAGCCACCAACCAATGAAGATACCGAGTTAAAGTGTCCTATAGCAATAAATATAGATACATCTTCTGCTGATTATCATGTGGTGGGAGAAGCAGGTTATCCGGGGACTTGTGTACAGGTTCCAGCCAATACATATCCACAAACAGGATATTACAAACATGCGTTTGATGCAGTATCATTTGAACAAGATAATTTAAATGATAACAAATGGATGGTTGTTAAGATTACAGTTACTATTGGGATAAATGATGCAAACGGAGAAATAGGGTCTTCTGGACAACCTTTAAATGAAGCTGGATTATATACTGCCGCATCTAACGGTGGAGATTTTGCCGGACCATTTGCTTTATTTGCTAGAGTGACTTTTCCAACACTATTAAAAGATAGTACAAGACGACTACAGTTTGTGTGGTACTTATTTTTATAAGGAATTTTTATTTATTAGACCTGGAGAAAGGATAATTTTTGATATAGAGGAAGATATGATTAGAGAAAAAAAATAACGGAGGGAATAAGATATGTCTAACGTATCTCCAGGTGTATTTACCAAAATCATCGACCTATCAGCATTCGTACAAGCGGTTCCATCTACAATTGGATTCCTATGCGGATATACAAGAAAAGGTCGTGATAATGAATTAATTTTCGTTGGTTCACGTTCTGAATTTATTTCTGAATTTGGCGAGCCAAATATTACAGAATTTGGAAAAAATTACGGGCAAGGTCCATATATTGGATACAACTATCTTGGTGAGTCTGGTGCTTTATTCTGGATCAGAGCATTGCCAGATGATGCTGCCTATTCGCATTTAAGAATTGATTCTAAGATGCTCGGAAGTGATACTTCAGCAAGTATATTTTTATCATATGATGATTCTCCAATTGAAGATAAAGATGAATTAAGAGCGAGTTTATTGGCAGGCGGCGGAGTTGAGCCAGTTGGTATTCTCTATCCTATTGGCAGAGGTTCATTCTATAATCAAATTGGGGTTAGATTAACAGTACATTCAAATCCAACTTTAAGTGGAGTATATGTTCTTGACATCTATGAAAAACAATCAGATGGAGAGGATGTAATTGTAGAATCATTTGAAGTTTCATTTAATCCAAATGCAAAAGATAATGCTGGAGATTCTATATGGATTACAGATGTCCTTGCAGTATACTCAGCTTTCTTAAGATTTGAGATGGTTCAGAAAGAAGTTTCTGGCGAACCAATCTATTCAGCTGGTTATGATCTAGCTGTCAGAACTTATGATAAAGACTTGGGTACTGTAACTGTTGAATTAACTGGTGGTTCTGCAATTATTTCTGACAATAAACAAGATTTTACTGATTGGGAAACCAATCCAGAAACAGGCAATGCAGAATATGTTGTTATTGCTAAAGATTCTAGAGGTAATGAAATTTATGGATGGTTAGGATTAGCAAGTACTGCAGATGATGGAGCTACAATTAATGTATTTCCAGATAGAAATCTAACTGCTTCTCCAACTCAAGGATGGAGTGGGACTGGTCTTTCTTCATTTGATGTTGATTCAGTTATTAATTATGAAATTCATAAATCATATGCAAGCATGTCAACACCATTTGAATTAACAGTCGTGCCTATGCCTTTGAGAAAAGGTTCTGATGGTTCTCTATTTGACGCTGCTGGTGATCTTGATACTTCAGTTGCTGAAACTCTATTAGAGCAAGCATACTCAGGACTTCTATCAAGTCCAGATTATGGTGGCGGATATGTTGATGAAGTTCTTGATACTGAGGCAGTATATTTCAGCCTTGTTTATGATGCTGGTTATCCATCTGATGTTAAAACTTCAATATTAACTTTATGTCAAACTCGTAGAGATTGTAT